TTCTTGTCCTTGAGACCTGTGCATTGCATAAGAATATAGTCATCATTATTACCTAAATCGAATTTCCAATATTTCTTATTTTGTGATAAATCTACGATTCCAAGCATTTTCTTTTTCTTTTTATCCCAAGCACGAAACTTGATACTTCTATTTTTCATTTATCCTCCTTTTTTTAGGTAAAATACCAGTTTGTAATAAACCATAATTGGGACATTCGGGGTCATCACAAAATGGGAAACCAATATGTTCGTTCCCATAAGAAGTTATCATTTCCTTTCCACATTGAACACACTTTATTTTTTTTTCTTCTTTCATAATTATCCTTTCTTTTATTAGTTAAATCCTTGACGGATTTCTATTTATTCTCCGATATATCTTGTAACTTAGACAAAATTAGAGAGCCATAAATTATAACTAGAAACTTTTCCGAAGCACTAGCGTAATATGCAACTAGTGCAACAAACGCCATAATCAACCAAATCCATTTCATCTTATCCTCCTAGATTAGTTAAATCCTTGACGGATTTATTCTTTAATTATTTTGTATCCTTTTTCTTTTAGTATTTTTATTGCTTTGTCGGTTATATCTGCTTCGTCGGTTATTTCTGTATAACCCTTAACGCCGTATCCGTTTAGTTTAATCTTTTGCCCTCTTTTAAGCTCTATTATTTCGTAAATATCTCTGCGGATAATAATATTATTCTCGCCTTTTGCGTGAATGATATTGCCTTCTTCGCATTCTATGGTATTGCCATCTTTACATTCTATGGTGTTATAAGACCCACATTTTATGATGTTGCAAGATTTGCAATCTATGGTGGTGTTACCAGGGTCGCATTTTATGGTATTATTACATCCACATTTTATGGTATTGCCAGACAAGCATTTTATGGTATTGCCTTCTTCGCAGTCTATGGTGTTGTCAGAGTTGCAATTTATGATGGTGTAAGGGTCACACTCAAAAATAACTCCGTTCTCTTTAATGTTAATTACGCTATCGTCTTTGATGTAGTTCTCAAACTCTTTTCCGTTTTTAGTGATTTTCATTGTTGCTCTTTTCATACTTATCCTCCTAGATTAGTTAAATCCTTTAAAATCTGTTTTGTAGTCTTTTTTTTACCTTTAGTAATCATTTATCCTCCAATGGTTTTAGTTTCTTAATAATATTATCAATCAATGTTGTTATGTGCGATATTGCTCCAATATACTGAGATAAATTGCAATCACACTCCACAATATCTCTTGCTGTGTCTTTTTTATAACTGCTTCTAGCTGTCGGCTTCATTTTTTGTATGTCTTTCACCAACGCTTCTAGTTCTTTTATTCGGGATTTTCTAATAACACTTATTTGCTTTTGTTTAGCGTGTATAGCATTGACTTCTGATAATCCCCTACTGAACAAATCTGGTATTATTATTTCGGCAAATTTCTGTTCATTCTCTTTAATTTGTTTTAGTAGTTTTTTCATTTTACCTATTTACCTCCTAGATTAGTTAAATCCTTGCGGATTTATTCTTTAATTATTTTGTATCCTTTTTCTTTTAGTATTTTTATTGCTTTGTCGGTTATATCTGCTTCGTCATCTTCGCCGAACTTCGCTTCACCTTTGTAGATGAGTTCATCACCATTATCTAATTTTTTGTATTTTATCTCCTCTTTGTTGTATTTTATACCGAAGAAATAACCAGATAATAGTTTAATCTTGCCAGAAACCCAAGCGTCTCCATAAACCCTAGTATTGCCAGAAACCTTAGCATCTCCAAAAACCGTAGCGTTGCCAAAAACTTCAGCGTTGCCAGAAACCGTAGCGTTGTCATAAACCCAAGCGTTGCCATAAACCCAAGCATTGCCAGAAACCCAAGCGTCTCCAAAAACCCTAGCGTTGCCAGAAATATTAGCGTTGCCATAAACCCAAGCGTCACCGTCTTGACTCAAGTTTTCTTCTCTTTCTATCCAACCACCTAAATCACCCTTTGAAACCTTACCAAAATCTTTTTCTGCTCTGACTTGGTAAAGAGTTCTGTCAAATACTTTTTTCTTGTTTTTAGTTAGTGAATACTTTTTCATTGTTGCTCCTTTTAATTATTTTTCTCATTAGGCATGATGGATTTCAAAGTAGAATAATACTCACCATGTTCGAATATAAACTTGATCCCTCTATAAATAACTATTTCATGCTTTCCCTCGTTTTTTATTGCATCGTTTGCTAATCTTTCCATCCATGAATATAATCCTTCTCCGTCAAACAAAACCATTTTTCGCCACAAACTTTTGCATCTAGTGCTTGCTCTGTCTATCGCATGACCAGATATTTGTAAATCTGTTCTGATTGACGATCCGCGTCTTTCTAGTTCTGCTTTAGCGATACGTTTGTTTTTTCCGTCACCCACTACTTTTGTTTGGTTTATTAACCATGAGAGATAACTTCTGGGAACTCGTGTCCATCTCTCGCCCTTGTGTTTGCCAAAATCGACAATTAAATTGTGTGTATTAATTTTTTCCATGTTAGTTATCAAATATCTCCCTGTTGGGGAAAGGCACATGAATACCAAACTTTTCACCCATGTGCCGATTTAATGTTTCAAAAATCTTATCTATCTCATCGCTTTCTAATTCCGTAGTGCTTTTTTTCTTCAACTGGGCTTTTTGAACTGGACGCCATAAAAACTCTTTTATATTGTCTGGCGTCCAAGGTATCTCAACCTCAGGCTTCAAAGTTTTGCGCATATCCAAACCAGCGTTATTCAACTCCTCAGATAATAATCTGAAATACAAATGCAAGGCTTTGTTTTGCTGGTCAGTTCTTTTCAAAATGCCAACCTCTCTGTAATTTCTTCGACTTCGGAAATTATTTTTAGTTGATATTCTTTATATTTTTCTACTTTTTCCTGCACATCTTCTTTCAAAACCTCAAACTCCAAATAAGGTTTAGCTTTAATTCGAGGATCATACATCACAAAATGCAACTTCTCCAAATCCTCAATAACAATAAAATATTGTAGAACCTGAAATTCATGTTCCTTTGGGATTTTGTTTTCGATAAACGATTTTATATGCATCGCCGAATTCAAACATTTGATCTCTATCGCCTCCCGATATTTTCCATCAATCTTGATCAATCCATCGGGAGATACAGCGATATTTTCACTCTCATCGCTTACACAAAATCCGACCTGCTCCACCTTACAACCAGATTTGTCTTCAAATAACTTGATTGCCTCTGTCTCCAGCTCAATGCCACGTTCCATCATATCTCCATCGCCGGGGTCATCTGCAATCCTATCAGCAATTAATTGATAATATCCGATTTTCTTACCACTACCACGTAATGTGATAATATCTTTTAATTTAGAACCAGTTATCTTACCTTTCCTCAACTCGTCCCATTCATCACTTCTTTGATCCACTTTGAGAATTTTCATTTAAAGCCTCCTTTCTTTTATCTTTAGCTTCAATAATCCTGCTGTCCGACATCATCGAACCCAATGAAATAAATATTTTTTTCAATCCGTTAATACTTTTTGCCTTGTTCATCTTGTCGATTGCCTCTTCCACTTTGTCATCTCGCCAAGCGTTGTAATCTTCCATCTCCTCGCTAGAAGCGATCTCTCCACCAGCCAAATAACCCAACATCGCCAAAGCTCTACCAACGGATAACGTTTCCAACTTCTCAAATAATTTCTCACTCTTGTCGTTCTTTGAAACAGCATGCCCTGTAGCTTCAGCAGAAAATCTATCAGATTTATTTTTTAATATCTTCGCCTTGAACGCTATCATGTCCCCGATAATCTCAAAGCTAGTGTCAATCAGCCCCTTAGGATTTTCCTCTCTAAATTCTTTAACCCTGTCAGCAACTTTCGCATATTCAATCTCAATCTTTTTCCATTCCCCGGATTTTTTGTCCTTGTAGCTTTTTTCGATTTTCGTAACCCTCGAAGTCTTTGCCATTTTAACCCCACATAATAATTAATAATAAAAACAATCCCGCTATCAACAATCCTGAAACAACCCCATGCCAGAACATCGAAATCGACTTTAATCTCATATATTCAGACCTGCGTCCCAGTTGGTCTGAATACCACTTACATGTAGCTCTCACCTCCTCCTGACTAAACATCCCCAACCTCCCTACTTCATTTCATTAATTGCTTTTTTCATTACTATTTTCATAATCCAATACATCCCACCACTTAGAAACACCATCACATAATAAATCGCCTTTTCCCAATCTTTCATAATTTCCCTTTCTACTTAATGCCTATTTTTTTAATTTCCGATCCCTTAATCTTTATAAACCCACCGGGACGATTTTGCTTGTATTCAAAATCACCGCGCTTTCTCAGTTTATCCAACCATTGCCGACTGTAACCAGTAATATCGACAACTTGTTTAATCGTATAATATTTTTCGTTTTGTATTTTCATAATATTGTAGTTGGGGTGAAATCAGACTAATCCAACCTCACCCACTAGCCCTACTCAGCTTTATACATTAATTTTATAATGTTAATACAATTATATACTATCTGAAACATTTGTCAACACTTTATTTCAACTAATAATTCCATATATCTGTCTAACTCCTCATTACTTAGTCTGCAAGTCAATAAATTGCTTAATATCTTTTTGAATTTATCTTTTTTCTGCCTGTATGCCCCACTTTTAACCCAATCATTGACGATGATCTCTCTCTGCTCCCTGTTTAATAATGCAAAATCTATCATTCTGCCTCCTTAATTATCACCTTTTTTTTGTTAAATTTATTGTCCTCTTTCTCCCATTCCGGATTATCAAAATAATAACCACAATTCTGACATTTGTATCTTTTCATCCCACCTCTGATGAAGATATCTCTAACATTGCATTTCGGACACATTCTCTCAGCCTTTTTTTTGTTCGCCCAATCAATAAGTTTCATTTTTTCTCCTTGATTAATGAATAATGCTTGATTTTGCTTCTTCTTGGGTGCAAGGGTTTCCGTCTATGTCGTGGAATTGCCATTTTTCACCTTTTTTTAATCGTTCAAAATTTTCTCTCATTTTTTGAATTGCTATCTCTTTTCTTTTCTGACCTAGTGGAGTTGTGCTTTTTGAGTTCTCGGCCATCGCCTCTAGTCGTTGCATTGTGGCTTCTGATTGTTTTTGGAAGCCATCATCTTTGTAAGGATCAATAGATTTTATATCCTTCGCTCTTTTTTTGCCACCGCCAATAATTATCAGCCCATCTCGATCGTTTGTCCAAACATCATCAATCTGGTGAGCAAAAGTTTCTGATACGACAAACCTCGAACCATCATTAAAAACTATTTGATATTCGCTTTCCTTCGACTTCGATTGTATTTCTCCCATTTTCACCTCTCTTTTTATAAATAATTAGTTTAGACATTTTTTCTTCTAAATCTAGTAAGTTGAGTATCTGCGGTGCGTATTGCTCACCTTGAATCGACAAAGCATATTCAATCGCCGACACACACTTCTCTAATCCATACTTTTTAATCAAGCGTTGTCCAGCATATCTATTAAGTTTTTGTTTAGTTAAACTTATTCCCTTAGAAGTAAAACATTTGAATAATTTGTTTATATCTTTATTCCCATACTCCCGGGGAACTTTAGTTCCCTTTCTTTTAATAGTTTCTTTTAATAAGTTTCTTTTAATAGTTTCTTTAGTCGAGGCTACAGAAGACCTTTTTTGGTAAGTGTTGTTACCATTTTTGGTAACTCGACTTACCATTTTTGGTAACTCTAGTTGCCATTTTTGGTAATCTTTTTGGAAAGAATACTTGTTACCATTTTTGGTAAGTATCTTTCTTTCAACCAACTTTTTAATGGTTCTGCTCAGATGCGAATCAACTATTCCTGTTGCTTCCCTGAAATGCTTGAATTTTATTACTTCTTCTTTTTTGTGCCAACAATAAGTCCGTCTCCAAACTACCCACAATATTCTTGACTCATAACCGGACAATTGCGTTTTTGCCATAACCTCGACTATTTCATTTGCTAGATCCAAATGCCCATTTTCTGTTTGGGGATTAGCCACTTTTGCCTCTCTTACAAAAACCCCACATCAACGGACGGGTCGATATGGGGTTTAATTTAAGCTCAAATTGTATATTTTATATAAAAAACCCGTCCGTTGTTTACATTATCTATCTATCTTTTTAAGTTGTCAACCACCAAATCTGTGGATAACTTTGTGAGCCTCTCAAATACGAGAGACTCTGCAAAATTATCTAGTTCTTACATCAATCAATACTGCGATAGCAAGTATCGCTGTTGCACTACCTAAAATGTAAAATGCAATTGTTTCTACTCCTGTCATTTTTATCCTTTCTTAATAAAAAGCCCCGAAGGTAATACGGTTGAGGCATTAAGGCTTCGGGGCGAACATTTTTGCAAAAGTGTTCATTTTATTAAAAATATGCCTCACAACCGTAATTACATTTACATCATAAATAAAGCATTTTTGTTTGTCAACCCCACTTATCCACAACTAAAAAAACCCCGATAGAACGGAGCTTTTTTAGTTATGTGGGGAGGATTGAAGTAGTTAGGGGAGAACTACATTTACATAATATATTTTAAATGAATTGAAGTCAATGGGGTAGGCAAGCGGAAAATGTCGCTTCGGTCTTATTTTAGTGCCGAAACTTCTTGCCTACCACGTTACACATAATCATCACCAATAATAATTTTCAAACTATCATCGGCCGGAACAGTCTGCTTTTTGCCGCCGGAATATGTTATCTCGAAAAATCCATAATATTCGCCAACTGTATCAACATCACTCGCAACAAAATTATATCTCACTTCGCCATTAGTAGCTTCATATACTTCAGCTTCTGCTTCATCTACCTTTACAGTTCTATCATTATCTGCCAATACCATTGTAAATGTAGCAGTAGCGTCTGTAAGATCAATTGCATCGCCTGTTTCTGCGTCTGTTAGACTAATACTAATTGGCTGAGTGTCGCCTGTTTTTAACTTAAATATCTTCATAATGAAATCTCCTTTTTATCTTCTATTTCCATTTCCATATTATCAGGTATAGATATTTTATTATTCTTAACTGACATATCCAATACTTCATTAACGCTTATATTGTTTTTGTTATTAATCTCAAAATTGATAAAATTATAATTCCTATACACACTCACACAAGGAACTTCTAGACTCAAATAACCATCGCTTACCATGCTTATGCTATTCATGACGCCTCTGGACTAATTCTTTTTGGATTGTCATCAGTATCATTATCATACCAGTAATACAAATAAAATGATTTTATCGGCGCTGACCAATCTGCGTCTGCCTCTGCTTTTATTTCAACCAACTCTTTGTCGTATTTTCCCACACCTACATTTCTGGCCGGAACTCCGGTAGAAGATATATAAAATGTGCGTCTGATATTGTCTTTAGATAAAATATTGTCTATATAATCGCCAACCTTTAATTCACCTATAAAATGCTTCTCTACTCCGCCTGAGTTATAATCCGCTCTGACCTCGTAAGTATCGTCATCAAATCCCGAAGTATCAAACGTCATTTTGTATTTACCAATATCATTAGTAGAGTCCACTTCAGTCATAGCTTGCGCGATAGTAGTCCAACCTGAGTTCTTGAAAGTGCTATCATCCCAATCATAAAAATAATCATCAGATATTCTTCTGATCTTGACATTAATAGTAGCACCCGAAATAGGCGTGTTGTCGTAATCGGTAAGCAATAGTTCTATCTGCTCACTTTGCCCGTTTTGTATTCTTATCGTTTCCATAGTAGATTTTCTTCTAATTTATCTGCCTCTGCTTTCTTTTCTTCTTTGATATCTTTCCATGTCTTATTATCAATTTTTATTTTTTCTATATTCAACTCGGCGTCTGATTTAATTTTACTTTTTGCTGTTTTTGCATCTTCGTTCGTTTTTTTGCTTTTAATAGCTTCAATCGTATAATTGATAAAATCATCTTTATATTTTTCTAATTCTTTTGGCAATTCAATTGTTATTTTCATAATTATTCTCCTAATTTGTTAATTACGTAATTAAAACATACTCCGTGCAATTCAGTGGTATCTGAGATAGTGTCGTTAGCTCCAGCGGACAACCTCTTTAACCTGAAAATTATTGAAGCGTCAGTTGAACTTGGAATATCTATTTCATTTAGAGTGGTAACAACCAATCCATTAGAAGTTATTGAAGCGGAGTCAATAACTGTTAAAGTCTCCTCGGCAGCGGCGGTGCAGTCCTCGTCTTGAGATAACCAGCGGTATTCTAACTGCCACTCGCAACTTCCACTGCTTGCCGAACTCCAACCAATTCTGATTACGGGAGCAACAGTTCTATCCATATCGTAAGGCGGAGTAATCCGCCAGCTGGCAGCTTGTTGGTTGGCGGCGACGCCCTCGTCTGAAAACCGCCAAGCGGAAGTTTCAAGAGCTCCAAAACTGATTTCAGTTGCAGGTTTAGAACCGGGAGCTTTAATTCCGCTAGCATCAATCCATAAATCTTTTGTTACTCTTGCTTCACCTTCTAAACTTATAACTCCCTTACTGCTTATAATTGCTTGATTTATTCCATCGCCGACCTTAGCTCCAGCGCTTCGAAATTCATCATCAGTTTTTAATACATTCGCCGACTCACGATATAAATTGACATCTTCGCCAAACTCCAAAGGCCCATTTAATCTATAACTATCGCCAGTCCTAGTAAAATAATTTTCAAATACTTCGACATCTATGCTCGAATGATAATAATAACTGTGAGATACTCTAGCTCTTGAAGTAGGTGGTTCATTTACATATAATCCATAATTTACTGAGTTTAGACCGCTTGAATGAAAAAAAGTAGTTCCCCATGTTCCGTCAAATCCTATAACTGAATATCCGCCCACATCAACGCATCTCGATGTAATCGCCGAACCGATATTATAAAACCTGATACCTCTCCACCAATGTATTCCTATTCTATTAACCCACAATCCGCGCGGGTATCCGTCTATTACTACGCCTATGCCCAACAAAGTCCCAATTCCGTATTGTCTAACTCCGGCAATACCACTTGCATTGGTAGCTCCCATAGTTCCAACCACCAAACAATTATTCAAAAAACCATTACTGTCTTTGACTAATACACCATAAGTATCTATCGAAGCGTGAACATAACAACCCAACATTCTGCCATCAGAAACTTTTTCAAAATTAACAATCAAAAATGTAGAAGTGCTGGAAACTATTTCTAACGTCTGCAATTCTAAACGACCTTGTATGTTATACATATCTAAAGCAATATCATCTAAACCATCTACTTTTGCACCCCATTCAACAATTTCATAACTCCAAGTATTGTCCGGAATAATAGCAGTATCGCTTCGCCAATTTCCGTCACCCCAAGAAACTTGCCAATTCCCTTGAACATATAATTTGTCTGAGTCGTTATCTAGTATAATTCTGTATTGATCTTCCTCACCTGTCTTATAAACTCGAACCATTTTATATTTATATTCATCGGGAGTCCACGATTTACTAGTATCGGTTAAAGTAGCGACCAAAACATCAGAACCATAAACTTTGTCATTTTGATTATATTCGCATAAATCAACACTTCCAGAGTCTAATTGCTCGGTTTCGCCTTGAATATAGACTTCGCCATCATCGACTAAAAACTTATTACTTAAAGTGGCTTTAGAATATGAAGCAGTGGCTTTTTTCAAATATAAAATAACCTTATGAGCAATATTAGTCGGAACACTATTCCACGCATATTGTATAGTCTCATAAGGCTTTGAAACAGAGCCATCTCCGGTTACGTTGCTACCATTGTCAGCATCGACATAAATAGTCATATCACTAGTAGTGATACTTGTTCTGTCGGCTTTAGATATATTAGGCTCTGCTTTAATAAGCATATTATCCCTTTATTACTTCTCTAGCGTCGTTATACAAATTACTGCCAAATCCGGCGACAGCGCCGATAGCAATAGATATTCTCCAATCGTTACCAAGAGAAAATGCTAATGCGACATTTAATACTATTCCAACGATCAAACTCATTAATACATTCATAAAACCATTCTCAAATCCAATCTCTTTGACAATAGACCTTATCAAAGGTATTCCTGTCAATCCTACAAATTCAATCATTTTTTACCTTTCTTTTTCTTCTTGGCATAATAAGCTTTGACCTGTTTATAAGTCATTATTTTGCCAGAAGGTGATTTATACTTATTTTTCCCGACCTTTTTGAATGGCATTATTTCCGCCTTTCAAATAATTTAATTATTCCACTTATAATTAATTGTAATCCTGTTTTTTGATTTTCTGCTATGTATTTATTCACAGCCTTATCCGCAACCTCTTTATCGTGTTTTTTTGTAATTTGATTGTCCTGTAATTGTTTTATTAACTCATCGTTTTTAGATAATTTTTTTTCTGCAGTGTCTTTTAGTTTTTTGGCTGACTTATACAGATCATTATATTTTTGCGCTTCTGCCCTTAGCTCCTTATATTTGTTCTGAACAAAGTCAAATAGCTTTTGGAAATATCCCCAACTATCATTTCCGGTATAAGTATATGGAAACTCACACTTGCTACTACCCTCCTCGACCTGACCTCTTGTCAAAATAACCTCTACATTGTTATCCCAAACCACTCTGCCCATATTACCGCCTTTCAATCTTAAATATCCTTTTACTTTATGATAATTATATCTTTTTATGTTAACCGCATCTTGGTGTCCTCCGCTGTTTTGGCTCATTATGTCCTGAGTATTGATATTAGCTGATATAACCATTCCTATATGCCCCCAGCCCCCATAGGATTGCTCCCAGACGCACCAATCACCTTTTTGCGGTATAAAGTTCGGAGTCTTCGGTATCTTCTCGTAGAGAGCCTCTGGTGCGTTATTATACATTTCATAAGCATTGCCATATATATATGTTGGATTATTAGCCACATCTCTATTAAAGTAAGAAAATAAATCTTTGCATTGATATGAATATATGCCATCGAAATCCCAGCTTCCGTTATTATATTTTTGAATAAACTCATCTAATGTCATTTTTTACTCAAATAATAATCCCATATTTTATCTACAGCCCAAACTAATGCTCCACCGATAGCAGTAGCGATAGCAATTCCAATTCCTATATAGGTTTTAATACGACCATCAAACTTTTCCAATTTTGCAAATTTTTCTCCGCATTTAACTCTGGTGGTGTCGGTGTTTTTTCTCTCTATCCTGTTTTCTTCTTTCATTTCTAGCACTGTTTCTTTTATATTCTCAATGCTATTTTCCATTCTACCCAACACTTCACCAAGTTCTCTATCTTCGTTTGCCATTGTTACCCTCATTTGTAAGTCAAGGCGTATTTAATATCACGACCACCATATTCTAGTCTTCTCCCATCACTGAGGTGGATTATAAACTTGCCGAATACCTTATAAATCTTCGTGCAAGATATTTTAGTTGGCTTGTCCTTGTCGTATAAGAACCTTCCGACTGCAAAAAACACAACCTTCTCATTAATAAACAAAGTCAATTCATCAATCATCATTTCCCTTTCTTATTAAGTTTTTTATGTCTTTTGAATATAACAAAGCGCATAATAAGGCGGTCTATTTTCGTGTGATGTCCCACCGCCCGCACTAGCTATTGTAATATTCGCATTAGCTGAATTAATCGAAATACCAGTATGTGAAGATCCTGTCGTTCCGACATTATTAGTTTCTAGCCCTGCATACCATGTGCCACCTAAAACATTAGAAGCATTCCAACGACCTTTCTGAGCATGAGTATGCCCGGGGTCTGAAACCCCATGACTGTGCGCTGATTGACTAACTGAATGACTATGGCTAGGTATTTGCGAAGTAGTCAGAGTAACATTATCCGATCCACCGGTATCATCAACTGAATAAGCGTCTCCAGCCCCGACAATAAATCTGCCTCTTAAATCCGGTGTTGAGTTATTGCCATCGCATAAAACCCAGCCCTCGGGTATAGTGCCAACGCTACCGCTCCATATACAAATAACACCACTCGCGACTCGATGTGAATATAAATAATCATCATTATTACCTAACTGATTCCATTTGGCTTCAGTTACTACTTCACCAGCATAAACATCCCAATTTGATACAAACATTTATGACTCCTTTCTATCAAATTTGAATTTACTACTACGACCATTGAATCTGGATTTTTCTAAATTTGATATTTTATTAGCCCGGGTATCATTTCCGCATTCGCATTGTAAACCCAATAATCCGTCTTCTCTAATCCTATAAGCAAACAATGCGCAAGGTTTGTCTTTATCTTTATGTTCGGTTATTTGTAAATCAATCATATCTGCGATTTTGTCTTTGCTTTTGGGATCGTGATAAAAACTAATCAGATATGCTCCGCACTTACTACAATAAACTTTATATAGTTTCATTCCAGATTTGTCTATGGGACACTTTTCTTTGTAATCTATATATCTACCTGCTTTATTGCAAAAAACGCTCCTGTGTTGATTTGGCTTGTTTTTATCGCCATCGATAAACTTAGTCCGCTTTTCATCGTAATATTTGCATACTCGACATTGTTTTTTGTTAACCCTAGCAATCATAATATTATTATAGCAACTTTAGGGAGCAATGACATCTGGGCCTTCTATCTCCGAACTTCCTATTGTAAAATAATTAGCTAATTCATCAGTAGTTATTTCTCTTAATGATAACTCTTGGTTCATTCCGTTATGTCCTATTGACATTTTAATTTTCACCACTCTCATTAAATAAGTTTTAGATATTTCTTCATTTCTTACTGAAACCATATCGCCTAACTGTAACTGAGGCACGCATCTATTATTTAATATAATTCGATGTAATGGATTTTTATATCTCAAAACTATTAATTGAGCAAAACTTTCTGCGAAATCAGTATCTTGAAAATATTTATTAGTCAAAGTCAATTCTTTAGTTCCATACAACCCTTGGCTGACTGTATCATCATAGTAAACTTTAACTTTGTTTTGTTTAGAATACGACTGACCTCGTAATTTTAATAAAGTCAAATAAACATCATAAGCTCCGGTGTTTGTAACAACCATTTTAACTGCCTGAGCGAACGTAGTAGTAGATATTGAAATATCTGAAGTTCTGTCTGTCCCCGATCCGTCGCTTTCACTATTAGCAGTATAATCAGTTGTAGATACCGGAGTGGTAATCGGATTTGCAGGATCTTCTAATCTAGCCCATATAGTAATACTCTCGCCTGACATTAATTTAGGAGTTTCGCCATAAGTCCATATATCACCGCTACTTTGCTGAACTCTAGGCTCTACTTCAATAGTAACTTTATTAACAATCGAACTTTCGTCACTGGGATATTCAATATCTACAGAGTTGTCGAAATCAAAAATCCAACTAGCATTTTGATATTCATCATTTACATTATAATGTTGTCTATTTTCAAATATAAACTTGCCATCCTCTCGAACAAAGAACCTACCGCCCTCTGCTTCTACCACCTGCTCAATCTCATATAAAGCAGTATTGCCACCATACCAAGCGACCGGAATAGTCTGTATCCCTGCGTCAAAATCCATATCGGCTAATGTAAAACCGCATTCTATCAATATAGCCTTAACATAATCAGCAGTATTTATATTTATATTCAACGACCCTTCAGGTAACTTATAGTTCCTCAAATACTCCATTTTGTCGTAAAAATGTATAGCTGTGGTCTTGTTTCTTAAACTAGATTTTGGCAACTGAGAAACCCCATTAAATACTTCGCAATACTCACTCCCGAAGCCTAAACTTATTCTCCCGTTTCTATTAGGTTTAATATAATCAGTAATATTGTTTTCTTCACTATCCATATAACAAGATCTCTCTGTATGAGACGTGTAAGTGGTGTCGGCATCCATAAAACAATTAATTGTCTTATAAGTATCAAACATACCCTCTAAGACACAATCATTATCCCTTTCGCTATCAGTTCCGGGGTATCTGCCCCATAAAACACAATCTCTATCGGCTTCACTCTCAACCTGACCGTATATAACACAATCTCTGTCTCCACCGCTATCAGTTCCATCACCTTTTCCATCTATAACACAGCTCCTGACAACTCCTTCTAATTCTCCACCCAAAATAGCACTCACTGAAGTATGAGTCGAAGTATCCTGTCCCCATAATCTACAACTTCTCGAAACGCTTTCGATATCTTCCTGACCGCTTACAACACAATCAGTATCTCTCTCCGAACTGGTCTTACCCCATACTCTACAATCTAAGTTTGTTTGATCTTCACTTAATCCATGCAAAACCGCATCTCTATCGCCATAGCTCTCAACCTGACCAAAAGAAACTGCGTCTCTGTCAACTTCACTAGTGTCCATACCAGCAATAATACAGTCGTTATCTCTTTCGCTAGTTAGCGTCTGTTCTAATTCTGCTTCTATCATTAAAAAGCTCGGCCCAATATATACACTAAAATCTGCGTATTTACCCTCTTTTCTAATATATGAATTATCATCAGCATCTATTAATCCAAGGTTGCTACTCTTTTTGAGAATTATATCATGGTTCCATAATCTAGTTTCTGATATTTCGCTACCTGATATTTCAGCTCCAATCGAAGTATCATATAATCTAGCATATCCAGTAGCAGTTGCTCCTGTTCTATAAAAATGGCAATAGAAATAACTATCTAAATTTCCGGGAGCAATATCAAAATCTGCCATATTTAATATTACTCTATTATCAGAAGGAAGATAATTATAAGTAGTTGCATGTAAAAAATTATAGCTTCCGAATGGAATAAAAGTATTTGTTTTAGTCCAATTGCCAGTTTGAGTAATATATAAATTCCAAGCATGAGCATAACCAATATATGTGCTATTTATCACTCTCATTTTTACTATATATCTATGACCTGCGATTAAAGTTATATTCCCTGAAGTAACCCATGTCGGACTAGATTCCGTAGTGCCTAAATTGGTTCCCGGAACTATTAAGTCTGTATCCATATCAAATAAACCAACATAAACTTTCCCCCCAGGCTCTGATTCTATTAATACCTCGAAATTAGTAATTATAGTCCCATCATTATTTCCGAATTCAAATGCGCTAGGATATTGAGTTATTTCATGGTAATCAACAGCATTGGTCGCTTGATATAATATTTTATTAATATTAGTTTGAGTTGATGATATTAAATCAGCTTCTTGTATGATTACAACCTTAGGAGAATGTATATAAGAAGCCCCGGATGATGTTTTATATCCTTGACCATATCTTTTACTACCAGATAATGTAATAGCACTAGATCTTACTCTTACCGGATTGGTAGAAGTAGTAGAAACCTCACTATCAACAACGAAATTATCATCAGTAACATTATTTAATCTACAATAAGCGGTAATTCCAACTCCGCTAGACCACAAAACAGCCTCAAAATAATATGTAGCATCGGAAAATTTGCTAACATCAATACGAATATCACCCCCTGGTAATACGCTAGTTGCATTATAAGAAGTGCTAGTAGTAGAAACAGAACTTGCACCAAAGCTATAATATTTTGCTATCTTATTCATTTATCTTTTCGAGTGCTTTCTCGATTTTAGCCTTTGACATTTTCCTTGAGAATACAACTATCACTTCATCGCCTGTCATAGTAACCCCATTTATTCCGCTACCTTTTCTCTTTATACTAGATTGTTTATCAAAAAAACTATCCACATGACTAGCGTCCCAATCATCGGGAAAAATAGATCTGTCGAACACATAAGAAGTATAAGGCAACTTCCCATTAAACATTCTACTTTCTTTTCTTATTTTATCCGAATTCATCTAAAACCTCCTTGTCTTTATCGTCTAGTTTGACCACAGATGCCTCGCTGTTGCCATTTTCATCATCAACCCATATATCGATAGCTTTATCATCAAAAATAGCCCTAACGCCAGTTAGGATTGTATGTTTAGTAACTCCGCCCATAAATTGGTCTTGTATCGCTTTATGCAAACCTCTGTATGTTATGGCTTTAGGCGGATAGTAAATCCTGCCTTTGCAATCAACATACATCATTGTTATTTTGCATTTACTTTTTCTCAGATAATCTTCCAGTAAAAACCAAGGCGATCTTCCACCAATTTCTTCTTTCAAAACACCTTCATTCTCTACTAGAGTCTTGCCATTGCTCAAATTAGCAACCCATCTAGCCATAGTGCCTTCTTTCTAAATCAATAATAGGTAAGTTCAGCTCTTACAGCGAATGCGGTCTTTTCTCCCACACTCTCAGGTGAAGCAGACATTGCAACATAAAAATCATGTGAAGTCGAAGCTGACTGATTTCCGAGTGAAACACCACTTGCCTGACCTTCGGCATTAGTCCAGTTAGTATCACCCTGTTCTAAAGCTTGAAATGTAACTCCTGTCGGCGCCGAAGTAACAGTATTCCCATCATAAGCATAAAATAAACCATTTTCAGTAGCCACGCTTGAAGTATGAGAAAAATTAAACTTTATGCAATCAGTAGTTAATAATGTATTGCAATTAATCGTTCCGCCTCCCTTATCGCATTGATTAGATGAAATATACTTAATCCCTATCAAATGAGGCGAACCACAAGCGTCTGTATCAGTCCCAGCCGAAGTCCTGATGTGCATTGAGTCCTGATATTCTCCTACTGTGATCTTGTCACCATAACTTGCGCCATAAAAACCGATTAAATTAGTAGCGCTAATAGTAAAGTTCCAATCTGCACCATCATGCGCAGTAACAGTCCATGTAGCCATAATAAACCTTTCTTCTTAAATAAACATTTTCCTAATCTGGCGTATATTTGTTATCGTTATTACTTAAAATAATATCTGCCTGAGCCGAGTGAGTTCCGCCCACAGGTTCTTTAATTGACCTCTCGACACTTAAACTCAACACTCTATGACTCTCATTGTCATAATTATCGTCTAAATCCCAATCTATTTCAACTTTCTGTATTATGTTTCTTTTTTTATGTGCTGTGTTTGTAGTAAACTCGGAACTCACATCCTGCATTAGCTCCTCGCTTCCGTTTCGATAATAGTTATTTTGGCTTGTATGTATGGATTAGTTCCACTACCTATAAAATCCTTAGCTGATTGTATTCTAGCTTTGACTTTCTTCTGCACTAAATCAGGCCAACGATCTAGCCAACTTAATCTTAAATCTTCTGCTGAGTCTATAAAATCCTCGATATTATCATAATCAGCCTGCTTCATATTAGGATAATCAAACTCATATTGATATTTCCAATATAAAACATCTGTATTAGTAGCACCTCCTAATGTTTCTTGGTCGCTTTCGCCATATATTTTCGTTCTAGTCGGCTTTGTTGGTAAAGGTAGTTCTTGCTCATTGCTACCATCAATCAAACTTGGCTTGTTCATAATTAAATCCTATCTAAGTTAAATACCGGACTCTGTCCTTTCCCTTTCATAACATCATCGATACTTTTGGCGATCTTCTCTGCATAGGCTCTCTGAGTCGAGTCATCTACCGGACTTGCAGGAACATTTATTGTGATATTCCCCATACCGCCTGCTTTGTCCAAAGGCACGACTGCCTCAGGCCCCGCTTCACCGACCATAGCTAAAGTTGGTCTAGTGACAATTCCGCCCTCAGCTAATTGAGGTATCATAGGAATATTAATCCCCGGCACTTTATTAAATCCACTGATTGCAGTATTTAGTGGCTTGATAACTGCATTGACTCCCGACTTGAATGTGTTTTTTATACTATCCCACATTGAACTAAATATCATTTTAATACCATCTGCAATTCCTAGAGTCCCGTCTTTCCACCCATTGAATACATCTATTATTGTATTGATATAATTTGAAATACCATTATAAAGAGTTTTGAAATAATCTATTACTCCCAATACCCAAGATTTTACTATATCATAAGACTGAATAAACCCATTTATCATTTGTGATATAACCCAAACTATACCTTTTATCACATAAATAACTGCTAATATAGCTCCCACTAATGCTAATCCTAATACTATCGCCAAGAATTTTAATACTGGTATCAAAACAGGAGATATTAAATCCCACAACTTCTGTAATTCAGGTAATAACTGGTCTTTAATAGTCCCCCATAATGACAAAATCGCACTCCATATCAAACCAACTACTAATTTCAAATTATCTAGTGCTGGTTGTATTATAACCATAATATTTCCCCATCCGCCCAAATAATCAATTAGCTTTTTGATAATTAAACCCAAAGCAACGCCAATAGCTATAAACGGCAACAGAGGAGATATAACTGCCCATATACCAGAAGCAACCCCATATAAAGCAGGAGCAAGCGCTCCTAATAATATACCTGCTACAATATATCCATTGTCTTTTATATATTCCATCAAATTTTTAGCCCAAGCAATCATCGTTTCGCTATTATTATCTACATAATTGACAAAAACACTTAATGCGTTTTTTACAGTATCGAATATCCCAGTTTGCTTAACAAACTCTGAACCGAATATAACTATATTATCCATCATATTAGACCAAAGCTGATTGAATGTTCCTGCTTGATTGGCGAATGCATCAGCGAACATTCCTCCTGCAGAGCCAGCATCCTCAAAAGCTTTCATCACAACTTCAGATGTTAATTCTCCGCTATCTTTTAATGACTCCATCGATTTGCCAGTAGATTTTTCTATCATTTCAGTAAATGCCGGTATAGCTCCTTGAAATTGTCGAATATCCATGGCTGTTATCTTTCCAGTAGAGGCTATTTGTTGCAAATTCAATATAATTCTATCCATTTCAGGCGCACCCTTACCAGAAGCAGAAACAGCTTTCCCCACATTGAGCAACATATCTATTGCCTTATCACCGTCTTTGGTTATTGTCGCTAAGGCTTGAGTCCCTCTAGTTAGCCCTGCAAGCTCAAAAGGAGTGCTGGCAGCTTCTTTTTTTATTCTAGTCATTACTGCGTCTGCTTTGTCTGCAGATCCTAGTAAAGTAACAAAACCCATTCTCATAGCCTCCAAATCACCAGTAGTTTTCACAGCACTAAATGCCAATGCACCCATAGCAGTAGCAGCCCCTGCTAATCCCAATGCAACCTTGTTAGAGGCAGTAATAGACTCTTTGCTAAATCCTTTTATTTTGCTAGTAGCTCGACCAATACCTTTTTCAAAGTCTGATAAATTAGCTTTGATTTTTACAATTATATCGCCGACATTCATTTAATACCTCTTTTTCAAGGATTGAGTGTTTGACATTTTCCTTTTTAGTATTTCGAGACCAGCTTTATCTAACTTGTTTTCTTTTTCCGCCTTACCTAGTCTAGATTGTAGCTCTTTTTGTAATCTCTCCAAACTACTCTTTCCTGTTTTTCTAGTATCTATATCATAAACAGGTTTTGGATCGTTCGCTATGGCTAATTGTAGTAATGCCTCCTCGGCTTTTATGATTTCAATCTCTGTGACAAGTCCTATGAAAACACTATAAGGCATTTTTAACATCTCTGTGTATGAAATGTTATAAAAACGAGCAAACCTCGCCATAGTTTTAATTAGGTCTGCCCGTTTTCTTTTTTTTCGTCTACAATCTCAGAACTTATATACTCTACTAACTTCATCTGTTTTCTAAATGAGGCTTTCGATACTTCTTCTGCATCTTTCTTGTTCATTATAGACTCAAAGAACAGCTTAACGCTTCTCAAATTAGGATTATCAGTCAAATCCGATAATAAAATCATATCATTTAAGCTCGGTTCTTTGGCGCTGTATCTTTTACCATTAAAAGTAAACTCGATACTACGATCTTCAATTTTGTCTAAATCTAACATTTCCATTCTCCTTTATTTAGTTATTAAGCAGTAGAGTCACCTAAAGTAGCCAAATAGTTACCATCTGCCTTACTCTCATCAACTAATGCAATAAACTCAACTTCCCAAATTCTTTCCTCGTCAATCTTATGAGGTATTGGGACTTCACTAACAGCGATACCTTTGTGCAAAATAACATCGGCCTCGCCTGAAGTGCCTTTTGGTCTGAATACCATTCTTTCAGCGCTAGCCAATCCACTCTGACCAGCAGTCTTACCGATAGTAATCTTATCAGTCCCAGTTAAAGTTCCATGTGGAATAGCTTTGATAATCTGGTCATACTGCCATTCGGCAAAATATGCCTTAACTCTAAACTCCTCACCGATCAAAACAGCGTCAACCGGAGACGATCCGTATTCGTCAACAGTTACCATGTGAATATCTGGAGTATAAGTAACTTCTGCGCCACCCTTGGTATGACCCATTTCCTTTGAACCGATAGTTACATCACATTGTCCTAATTCAACAGTTGTTGCGTCTTTAGTCATAATACAACTCCTCTAGCTCATCTTACTTTTAGATGAACATTAATTGAAAACTCATCATTTCCGTTTTCATCTTGTCCAATGTGAGCAGGATAATCTTGCAAACATTGACTATACATTACTTCATAGCCACCACTTTCTAAATTATAATAGTGTTGCCCATGAAATAAATCTCTAATCTCTTTGGCGATAACTTCGCCATTCTTATATCGTTTGTTTCTGATAACAAATTGCACTGTCAAATCCATTATATCAGATATTTCGCCCGTGCTACCAATACCACCTGTCTGTCTCATCATAATACAATTTACCTGCTTTTTTCTATCAGGCTGTTTGCCTATAAATAAATCAACTCCTCTTTTGTAATTAGAGTTATTTTCTACATATTCAGATAATTGCTGTATAAATGTAGTTTCTGCCATTATAGCCCTTTCTTCTTTAATTCTCCCGATAATCTAATTTTTATTGTTGGTATTACTTCTTTGGCAGGGTCTTCTAAATACTTGCCTTTTCTGCCCTTATTAAAATGATATTCCGGATGTTCATGTAATCTTAACGCGTATGGTGTATGGTAGCCGACCTCATACTCTGCGAAATCTACTTTTTCGTTACTACCGCTGTTTTGTAATCTACCGGTATCGTGAGGCACTTCTCTCCGGCTTCTTCTTAAAACCTCGTCACCAATTTCGCCCATTTCATCATCAATCGTTCCATTAACTACTTTAAGAGCTTTGTTTAAGTTTGCAGTAACATTGTCTATTCCTTCGATATTAGACATCGTAATATTTTAGCATGCATTCTTTATGATGTTCATTTCCCAATTCGTCAAAATAGATATTAACACTTTCTATCTTATAACTTTCTTCGTTATATTCTAATATATCACCCTCATTTGCCTCTGTGTTCGCATCTAAGAAGACTTTACCATCAAATACTATATCGATACCACTTTCGTCTTTTATATACTTACTTTCTAATTCTAATCTACAATTAACTATACTCCCAAACCCATAGTTAACCTCGCCGAACTCATCAACTTTATTTCTGTTCTTCAATAATGCTTGTTGATTTAATAACTCTCTCATATTATCCTGCCCGTTCTATCAATATAATCCATTAGATAATTCATTACATTCGGAGGTAGTTTTACCTCATTATCATAATTGAAAAATGTTTTACTCACATTTCCAATTTTCAATGATTTTACTCTTGTGTCGCCATCATTATTTTCTTTGCCTTTAATTATCCATAATGCACATTCATAAACTGCAGTCTTAAACTGCTCCGGCAAAGGCCGGACTAATTGATATCGAGATGTCGAGTCTATCGCGCTGTCAAACTCCTCGCAAGTAATCTGGCCGGTAGAAACATCAAAGTCAGTAATCCGCCTTACTTCGTTTTTATTAGTTCCGTCTATTATTCTCACAGCTCCATTATTCCAATAATCATCGTAATATGCTTCATCATCAGCTAATTCTGAGTCAATTAATGTTGTAGTAGAGCCGCTATCTGCAGTTCCACCAGACAAACTTTCTTCAGCATTAGGCATTTTTAGTGCTTGATTAGGTGTTAACTTCCAACCATATCGAAAACTATTAATCAATCTAGTTGCTTCTATCAACGCTCTCTGTTTCTTGTTATCACTATTCTCAGTCCAATCAGTTACGTCAATTTTGTCATCAAAATAATCATTAGCCTCGTCTAGAGAAACAAAGCTATTAGCGAACATATCAGTTAGTGCATACTTAAACTTTTTTACTGCCATAACACTCCTTTACTATTTCCCAAAACTTTGCAGGAGCATTTTCCGTTTCTTTTTTTATCATATCATAATTAGAATAATCCCAACCATAACTCATTGCACCAATTCTATCATTATCTACAATTAATCCACAACCGCACAGGTAAGCTTCTAATATAGTTCTGCCGAAAGGCTCATTCCAATTAGGTAAATGAATAAAATACTCATAACTCGAATACGCTTTCTTTTTAGCCTTTATTCCATTTAGAAATCCCATATATCTTAAATTACGATATTTGTTTAGCTCTACAATAACTTCGTGGTCGTGATTGCCATAGAAGTCGATATTATAATTCAAATTATTTAATGCGAAATCAACTATTCTGTCTAATCCCTTATGTTTAGAAAAATATCCTATCCATATAACGCTATTCTTCTTTCTATACACATTTTTGATCGGCTCGAAACCTATCACCGGACTTGGCACATATTTAACATTAGGACATTCAATCCCTATCGACTTATAATGCAAAGGACTCAAAAATATACTCGCTACTGCATTTCTAAATGGGTTTTTATGATTATCTAAACAGCTATAATCGTGTTCATATCTTATAAAGGGAACATTATCAGAAATCCATTCTATATAATCAGAATGAAACTTCATTATATTATTAGTAATAGCCAAATCGACATTTTTTAATACTTTTTTGCTAAAATCATCAGGTCTTATTTTTATAATCTTATACCCTAGCGACTCACCATATCTAATCATCTCCTCATTGGTCTGTTGAGCGCCTCCCTGATGTTCTTCTACAAAATAATCAGCTATCCAAGCTATAATCATTGATAACCCTCATTAATAATTGCCCGTCACAAGGTATTTTCTCCCATTTTCTTTTTCCGATAACTTCCTGTATATCTTCCAATGTAATTAAGCTCTTGTGATTATCATATTCCATATTTATCTTTATATCTTCCTTAAAAAACTCTAACGGAGTTGAAATAATATGTTGCCTGCCATTATCCAGATTTCGTTTCAATGTATATAACGCAGTGTTCTTGTCTATATGTTCCAAAACATCAATCCACAAAATCAAATCGTATGTTTTTTTAATCTCTATGTCTTCTATCTTGCCTATTTTTACAGAGTCATAAATGTTTTTGTTAATTTCCGATATTGCTCCGCTATATGCGTCTATACCGTCTATCTCTAAATGGCTAAGCTCCCCAGTCATACTCTCGACAGTGATCTGCAAATACTCCCTAGCCAAAAATCCGTATTTCCCATTTCCAAAACCGATATCCAATATAGATTTAGGCTTAATCCCCCACATCCACCTTATAATATGAGGTATAGCCTCAGGACTGCTCGTCATCGTTCCTCGCTTTCCATTTTCCATTAATTTTTTCTTTAATTTGAACAATAGCATGGTCTGTTCCTATCAATTCAATATCGCCATCAATCCTTGCATTCAAATGAACACATTTAACCGACCAATCTATTACAGCCTTTTTGCCTTTGTTTTTAATATCTAACGCGAACAATACATCTGGTCCAGCGACAGCGCTTCTGCCACTACCATCAAATTTAACTTTCTCAAATACTCTGCTATCACACACAAAGCAATAAAACCCCCCACCGCTTATTTCTTCTACACCTTTGTGCCTTAGTTGTTTGCTCCTGTGTCGCAGTATATCGCCATTTTCGCCTAAATCCATATCCCAAGCCCCAACCATTCTAAACTTCCATCTACTGACCTCTACGCCCTCAGCAAACCATATATTATCATCTAGTCTATCTTTTAATCTTGGTATTGCGTCTAACGCCGGGATAGTGTCATCTTCAATCATTGCATAATAAGGAGTTCTCAACATATCAACTGTAATATTCATATTCCTAGCGATAACTTTCCATCGTTTCTGGACAGTAGTCATTATCTTTTCTTCATCGATAGTAATCATTCTGACACTATTCCAATTCTCTTGATCTGTTTCTAAAAACTCCCTCAAAATTCTATTTACGAATATATTGTTGCTATTATCCAAAAATACCAAATCCATATTCCAAGTTTTCATTTCTTTCTTAGCCCGATCCAACCAATCTAAATACCTCAATATACAAAACTCTCTACTGAACGGAGTAAACAAAGTAATCTTGGCGTCTCTGTATCTGATAACGTGCTTCTCTCTTATTTTTTTCTCATTAATTTCAACATAATTATTATGTCTCCATAATTCTTTATTTAATAACCTGCCCGACTCAGTGACTAAAGTCACTTGCAACCAAAAATCCCAATCTTGGACATCTCTAAAATCCTCATCCCATATTGCGACATATTTTCGATACAACATACCGCCTCTGATAGTGTCCTCTAACTCCAAAGAAGTCCTGAAAAACTCCAATCTGTTAATCATTGACTTGCCTTTCGCTCCACATTTTGAATAACAAAAATCTAATCCGAACTTTAATATAAAATTGACCTCCTCTTGCAAACATCCATCGAATAGCTCGTCTTTACTATCTAAAAACTTTATAAATTCACCCTTTGACTTCGCAAACCCATAATTCCTGCATTTGTTAGCATTGTTAAAATTGACTTTATAAACATCAACATCATAACCACTCGAGACTTCGTAATCGCAACCATCTAAAACTAAAATAACCTCCTTATTCACATCTTGTTTGAAAACGCTATCTAAGCACTTTTTGAGACCTTTTGCGGTTTTGCAATTTATAATTACGCTAACCATTTTATCACCAAGTCCCTAATAGTTTTTTTAATCCTGCTAAAGTCAAAATCATCGTTGAGGGGTAGTTTCTTTCTCATTTTGCTCACTTTTTTCACAATCCTCTCAAAATCCTCATAATCACCGAACTTAGCCATCTTAAAATAGTTTTCTGCTTCGGGGTGCTTCTCGATAATTTCTTTAGCAGTAGGGTATTCATAAAACACCACCGGAATACCGCAAGCCATAGCTTCTATTAACCACATTCCGAAACCCTCGAACTTACTAGAGTTAATCATCATTTTAGATTTTTTCATTATAGTAAACTTCTCATAATCCGAAGCTCCGAAATGAACATCGACTCTGTCTTTAATCCTCATCTCTGCTAATAATTTCTCCAAATCGCCCTGATACGCGTAGCTAGTGATAATCTGTAATCTCCACTTGTCAGGTAGTTTGCTAAATGCCTTAAAGCTCTCTTTGAAGTTTTTACGATTAACAAACCTCCCGACATAAACAACCCAATCTTTACGATCATAATCGGGAACAGAATGCAACACCCTTGAATTAACAACTGGGTATATAACTTCAAAGTCTTTTTTGTCTTTTTTCAACCACTTATAGGAATAGTCTCTGGTTAATTCAGAAACAGTCAATATCTTAATATCTCCTTTGAAACTAGTAATCTTATCAGCCATTGATTGCATATATTCTCTTTCCATTGCATAATCCTCAGGCACGCATTTTTTGATATAAGGCAAGGCGTCAAATATATAACACATCACAGGCTTATTATATTTCTCAGCCAACTCAATAGCTCTTTCATTGCCGAATGTCGGAAAGCTAATATACAAATCAGCCAAAACGTCAAAATGTCTCTTGAAATCGTCAACTATATTTACATTTATGTTCTTATATAAACTAAAATCATTTTTGAATATAGGTTCTTTGTTGCTCCAATACTCGACATCAAATCCCATTAGTTCGCCTAACTCAGCCAAAGCGCATAAAAACTGATATCCGTTATATCTTCCCCCGGAATAAAAACTACAATTTTCCTCTATTACTGCTATTTTTTTATTCGCTATGGGATTTTTTATAGTATTAATCCCTTTTTTGTATTGATTATTATCGACTATCTCAAATCCAAACTCTTCGAGATGTTTTTTTATCTTCTCTTTCTCAGTAGCCTCATCAAACTCAATCATCTTTCCGTTTTTATTTTTCAGCCAAGTCATTAAACATCTCCTTTAGTTTCTCTGCCGTATTGGCATAAGAATAATTAAATGCGTGTTCCGAAGCTAGCCTGCCCATCTCTTTTGCTCTCTCCTTATTATCTACAACCCATTTCATTTTACGAGCAAGATCGCTTATAGAACATTTATACATTCTGCCACAATCCTCATTTTTATAATGCGCATAGACCGCTTTAATTCTATTGCTGTCCACCTTAACCATACACTTCTTATCGAAATACTCGCTTATACCATGTCTATTAGGCACGATAGCTGTTATTCCCGAAGCCATAGCTTCCAAAGGAGTTATACCAAACCCTTCGCCCCTGCTCGGAAAGACAAAACAATCAGCTTTTTTCAATAACGCATACATCTCATCATCTGAATATTCAGCTACGATACTTTCCATATTTTTGTATCTATGTAGCGGTGGAATTGTTCTTCCGTCTGCAATTCCTTTGAATATAATCCTTACATCATCTCTACCTCGGAATGCTTTGTTGAATGCCTTAAACACCTCGTGCCAACCCTTTCTAACTGTAAAAGAGTCATAATGCAAAAATGTGAATACTTTTCTTTTCGGTCTCTCATGATACTTATAAATGTCACTATCATATCCCAACTGTATAACTTCTGTTTCGATACCATGCTTGAAAAACACATTACCGCAAAAATAACTAGGGACAATCACTTTATCTGCATAGCTAATTGGCTCTGTGAAACGATCTGGGAGCTTATTCGTCTCGAACATAGTGTAGAGAACCTTATACCTTGCTTTGAGTTGTAAGATACTCGCTGGTGCAGAAAAACATAATCCGAAATCCCTTATTTTGTCATCCTCTTTTAATTCCAAACCCACCCTCGAACAATATTTCTTCAGGTTTTTCTTAGCCCTCCCATATCCATTGAGCTTGTCATTTTTTGTTGACAGAAATGTAACTTCCATTTTCCTTTTATTAGAACTTACTCTGGTAGAGAAAGCCCGAAAGCTTCCTCATATCAAACTAAGTCAACACTTCAACTGCGAATTCGTTTCTCTTTATTCCAACTCCGTAAAGAATATCAATCGATACAATCTCAGCAAGAGCCTTGTGGTCGAATGAATGTATTACTCTAACAGCGATACCGGTCTCAGGATCGGTAACAACTGCACTTGAAATAACACCTTTTTTAGGCATTTTAAGAGGTCGCATAGCTAGAACAAAAGCGTCTCTGGTAAATCCGACATTATGGGTAGAAACAGGAGAAGAACCAGAAGTAGGCATCTGAGTGTCTTCAAATATCTCCATTCCATATCTTTTGCCAAGATAAGCCTCTTTCATCGCAGCGCCTTGGTCGTCTATCCAAGCAGAGCTAGTAAACTTCTCTGTCTTTAATAGAGCAGTAATATCCTTAGGGCCAAGCACCATATACTTAGGCATAAACTTAGGCACTTTATTCTTCACCAATTCTTCTCTAGCATCAGCAATCATATCAGCGGTGATATCTGTTCCGGCAGTTCCAACTTGGTCAGTAACAGAAGTAATCAATGCCAATAAGTCAGAGTCAACCTGATCTGCCATCAACATCAAACCCTGCTCAGCATAACCCGGTATTACAGAACCTTTAGTCATAGCCTCAGCGATATCTTCAACCTCGAAAGCAACAACTTTGTGCTTATCAAGAGTAATATCGACCTTATCCTCACTTGGTCGAGTAACAGCAAAATCAGTGGCAGCATCTTTATCCTGAACTTCCAAATCGCCATACTTAGGGATTTGTAAAGTAGCGCCATACTTAGAAAATTCACTTCCAATATCTTTTGAAACCAATGCAGGCATTACTGCATACTCTTTTAGATAGTTAATAGCTTCTTGAGCTATAACTGTAGGAGTCCAGTAAGTTACATCAGCTTGTCTTATATTTCCGTCAGCCATTATTAACCTTTCTTAACTATTCTACCCTCCCTGATAGCTTTTAGAATGTCGTCCTTATTCTCTCGATAGAACTTCGGGTCATTCAACTGTTCTTCAGTGAAAGTAGTAGAACTGCCAGGATCTGCAGGATTAGAGCCTCCGCCGATATTATTCGTTTTTTTACCGAATAGATATGGCTTATTCTCTTTCAATTTTTCAACCTCTTTTTGGACTTCACTTTCATCGACTTCACCATTTTCGTCAACTTCTATTTTATCGCTTATTAACGACTTAATATCATTGGCGTCAACAGCTCCGCTAGATGTAGCTATATCCTTAATAGTTGAGTTTTTGTTACTCTCAACCATTTTCTTTTTAAGGTTATCAATCTCTTTCTGCTTTTTCTCGGCAAGTTCTTGGTATTTTTTTTCATCTTCCAATTTTTTGTTCTCTTCTTTTTCTCTGGCATCTTTTATCTCTTTAAGCTCTTTTCTACTAGCTTTTAGCTCATCTAAAATGCCTTTTTGCTTTCTCTGTTCTTCAGTCATCTTATTATCACCGTCTTTTTTGTCGCTATCGGTGCCAGCGTCTTTGTTTTTATCGATGTCTTTGTCATCGTCCTTTTTTTGGTCGGCTTTGGATTTGCCGTCTTTGTCTTTATCAGACATAATACCTCACTTTTTTGGTCAGTCATTAGGGGACTGTTAATTAAACTTTTTATGATAAATGCTTATCGTATGGCGACAATTCGGACGGAATAATCCGCCATCGATAGCTTCACTTAACATTTTATAACCTTTTGTCTTTCCGGTCAAACTGTATATCTTGCCCTGCCAAGGCTTACATAATGCCGAGCTGTCTGGGTGGCTTGATACCTCTACCAAATCATAGCCATTTTCTATCATTCTATTTTTTACACCATCGTTGTGAGCATGCATCATTTTCGTTCGGGATAGCATCTCTGCGTAAGTATCTAGTTGCCAAACCTTCCCCCCTTTATCTTTCAATGCAACAGCTCCTGTATCACTCAAGACTTTAGCTATCGCCTCCTTGCTTGTTCGAATTGTATCGCCTTTTATAATGCCTTTGGCTAACTCATTTCGCATCTGTAGCTTGACTGCTTCGGCTACTAATCTTTCACTATCTCTCGACACAACTCGCATAGCATTTGAGAAATCGATATAACTTTCTTTGACTATCTGATTAACTGCTTTGGTATGTATCCGACTAAAGCTCTTTTTTGTTATAAGTATCCCTTGTTTTTTAGAGTCATTTATAACCGAGTCGCTACCTATTTTATAGACTTCCGGAACTTGTTTTTTTAGATATTTCAAAGTCTCTTTGTCTAGCTTTTTTAGCTCATCATCAATTCTTTGAAGTATGAGCTTGTTTCTTAGTGTGGCCGATACTGTAATCTTCTTCTGCTCCTTGAGAATATCTAAATAAGCACTCTTATATAATCCAACAAGTTCTTTGATATATCTGTCCGGGAATTTGTCAGCTAACATTATTCCTCTTCGTTATTTATATCTACATTATCTAAATCCATTTCAGCGCTACCTTTGATTTTAGCCATTTCTTCCTCGATCTGTTTATCATCTAGCTCTGGCCGTCTCTGCCTTAGCGCTTCTTCTTCGCTCATCTGTCCGCTTCTAATCAAAATCTCATTAAGCTCAGCTACTTCCTTTTCATCAGTTGGGATACCATCACCCCATATAATATCTACCTCAACACCAGTTACTTTTTCAAACTGTAATGCACAATCGATAATGTATTTTAGCGACTCCTCGTAATATCTCTGTTTTCGTTTAGTTTTAGCGATAGTTCTCAACATCTTAAACTTCAATGCTCTGCCACTTTCGGCAATTCCGTCTTTATCCATACCCAATATGCTTGTGCTTGTCTCAGATGCAGCCATTATAGCGCTTATTAATAAATCAACTTCCTTGAAAGCACTATCAGTCTTAGCGTCCCACACAATATATTCAGGCTTTTGATTGGCGTCAGAAGATATTTCAAACATCTTGAGGCTTCCTCTTTTCACCTCACCATTTTCGTCTAATACTCCTTTCGGAACAGATAATATCGGGTCTGAATGTCTATCATGGACACTATCGATCATTGATATTCTATTATTTATAGCCTTAAATAGACTTTCCAAATCATAATAATCTGATATTCCGTATTCGGAGTCTATATCTTTGAAATTAGTTATAAGCTTCACGGGAATTTTGTCTATCCCCGTTTCCACTATTTCATCTAAATTGTTATAGAACATATCGAGAGGCACTTCGTAATCTATCTTATTCGATTTTAGTTTGAATAATTTATTATAAATACATCCTAATTCGTGTATCTCTGCTCTCAAATATTCATCATCACCATTATATTTTTTCCAACCCAACATTACATACTTTAATTCATTGATATTGTCAGGGTCTGTTTCTTGAAAATACAAATCTGGTGCTACATATTCGATATAACTTCCTTCACCCTCAACATATCTCGCCTTGACAACAACATCGCCTCTAGACGATTGTGTTAGCGCACTCTCTGCATTCTTAGCGTGTAAATTACTTCTTTTTACTATCTCATCTATCTTTTTGTCTGCAGTCTTTTTGTCTGAGTTGATAGTTATCGGCTCACCAAATAAAAAATCACTAGCCACTCTGCTAATGAGTCCTGCAAAGTTCCATACAATATAATTGTCAATAGTGCTTTCGCCCCTTCTCTTTTCATCCTCCAAATTAGGCTCAAATATTTCTTCATGCTCTCCCAAAAGCATTTTTCTGAACCTAGCATAATCAGATAGCCTGCCTGCATCGTTCCCTGATGGGAAATCCATATCTTTCACATTTCCTGTTATAAGATCACCTATATTCATATTACCAACCTCTCGGCTTTGAGCTAAATGTCCTTACACTTTCCTTGTGACTTAAAGCCAATGCATTGCTCCAAAAGCTATCTGCGTGGCCTTCAGGACTTTCCAACGACTGTAAATCATTATTCACCATTAACATCTGGCTTATCTGTCGTTCGTCATCTATCAATTCAATTCTACCATCTGCGATTTTCTCCTGCAAAGAGTTAGCCATGCTACTCATTGTCTTTATATTAAATATAACAGGTTTTAGCTCAGTTGGTAACTGTCCATTTTCTCTTAAAGCTTCAAGCTCACCTCTTGTTGCGTCATAATATATAGTATCTATACCGAGGTTTTTGATACTTGTGCTTATATATTCTAACTGAGTCGGCTTCTTTGGGTCGTATTTGCCGGTAGAGTTATTATAATCCCAATTATCCATCCACACATTTAATCTCTGTATCCAATGATTTGTTTCATCTCTAGTATAAACTACGAAATGGCTAGGATGAGCCTTCTTACCTATATCCCAACCGCCGATAATATCTAGATTTTTGATATGCTCTTTACTTTTTTCAGTCCATATATTTATATTCGATAATTTTGGATTAACTCTGCTTCTTAGTTCTTTTTCATTCAGATATGCGTCTTCGCTATATACCGGACTGCACATAAACTCTTGATTGAAGTTCTTTATTCCGAGTGCATTTTTCTTTTCCATCAGTCTTTCCCAGCTCCAATACTCCGGCCATAGCTGTATTTTCTTTTCATAACTTATAACTGCAGGCGAAATCATTATCTTAAAACTACCACCATTTTCTAATCTGAGCTTCTTGTCAAAAAAAAAGTCAAAATTAGTCTGAGGCGTTCCTACTGCGTGAACTATACCTGTATCTTTATGTGGCATACTCAATAATTCTTTGACAAATATATCGTTGACTTTTTTTATTACAGTCGGCAACATCTTGTTTTCGGGGTCTCTCAACGGATCGTCAACATAAATATCATCACAGTGAATACCACGCTTGAATGTTAATAATCCCTTAGGCTCTAAGGTGTAAACTGAGTTCGGATTGCCATTCCAAAATACTTTCAAAGCACTCTCGGCTTTTACTTTCAGGTCTATCATATCTCCGAACCAGAGATTTCTATGTATTAGATCTTTTATTTTCTTTATATGATAAGCACTCATATCATGATTATATGAAAAATAATGAGCTTCTATGTTCTTTTTAGAAACCATTAATTGCCATATACGCCACATTACGAACGCATACATTGAAGTCGACTTAAAGTGATCACGAGCCGATACTCGCATTGTATGCCGATAGCCTGTATAAAACTTTACTACTTCCCATATATAATCTCCTGCTATAAACTCCTCGAAACTAGCACTAAATATATATTTAACAAAAACCTCGAAAGAGTTTATTGCCCTAATAGCTATCGTCTTATCAGAAATGTTATTTGCCTGATCCATTAGTCTTGACATTTTTTTCTGCCTCCTCGCTATTTTTTATGCTTTGCATAATAGCAATAATTTCTTCAGAGTCTACTTTCCGTTCATTAAAATCGCCTTCAATCCGTTGTGTTGGCATACCATCAACATAGTTTAATATGTTTTTAATCTGCTGATCATTCCCATCTTGTATAGCAGATTTTATTATTCTTCTAACCAACATATAGGCGTATGTCTTTTTATCTTCGCCTTTAGGACACTTTTGCAATTCTTCTTTTAATATAGATACTAAAGAAAACTTTGGCCGTCCGTTAGGATTTGCATTATTTCCCGGACCAAATGTTCCATCAGGTTGCCGGTTGGCTCCGTTTTTGTCGGTTTTTTCACTCATAATTTTTTAGCCTTCTCTCCTGTAAATTGTTCCCATCTTTTAATAATTACATCAATGTATTTGGGGTCTAGTTCCATCATATAACACTTTCTGTCCAGCTGTTCACAAGCCATTAAGGTTGAGCCAGAGCCACCAAAGAGATCAAGGACTATGTCCCCAACCTTGCTACTGTTTTTAATCCCTTTTGCACATAACTCTATCGGCTTCATTGTGGGATGTTCTTTACTCTTTAGTGGCCTATCTATCTCCCACACTTCTACCTGTTTTCTATCTCCGACAAAAGAAGATTTACTTTTTTCGTTCCAACCATAAAAGCAAGGTTCATACATCCTTTGATATTTAGCAGAACTCAGGACTAACTGTTGCTTCTTCCATATAATTGTCGCAGACCAATGAAAACCAGCGTCAACATACGCTAGTCTTGACCTCATGCCGTCTGGGCCAGGTGCTCCGAAAACATAAATATCTCCTGAGCATCTAGCAGACATCGTCTGGGCCAGATGCAAATTAAAATCGGCCCATTCTCTGTCTCCCATACTATCATTTTCTATGCTCCTTATCTTGTGTCTGGGGTTTTTTGAACTTCCATAGTCAACATTGTATGGTGGGTCTGTAAACACCATATCTGCCTTTTCCCCATCCATCAGTTTCTCTACATCCTCTGCCTTTGTGGCATCACCGCACATTAGTCTGTGGCCTCCTAATTGATATATCTCTCCTATTTTAGATTCGGGTTCATCTGGGATGTCTGGTATCTCATCTTCCTCTACTTCTTTTTCAATCTTTAGGTCTTTCTCGTCAAAACCCATATCTAATAACTCCTCTATACTGTAATCATCGGCCAATATATCAAAGTCATCTTCACCAAATCCCAAGTTATCTTGAACTATAAATCTTTTAATCTGTTCTGGTGTAAAGTCAGATCCGTCTTGCACCCAATCATCTGGTATCTCTGTCATTCCCAACTCTTGGAAAGCCCTGTATCTCATATTGCCTGCCAATATAATATTATCCTTATCAACTATGATAGGTCGCTTCTTCATCATCTTATCGGTGAAGTCATTATCCTTCTCAATAGAATGAACAAGTTTCTTGAACTTATCGTCTTCAATGTGACGAGGATTGTTTGGATTTGGTTTTATTACATTTAATTTCATTAAGCAGGACAGTAAAAATCAGAGAGATTAAATACTGCCTGCCGGAGGGAAATTAGCACTTTTGAAAAAATACTAGAACCCATTATGTGTGCCTAGGACTTCCGTCCTACTTAATGAAATTACTTGCTTATCATAAATATCGTATTATCAATACCTGGTTTATACAAATAATTATAATCATTCACTTTCATATCAGGCTGGAATATATTAAATTTTCCTTTTGATATTTTCTTCAATTTATCAGTAAAAGCTTTGATTTCGTATCCTCTTAAATGATCTGACTGCTTTTTATAATTTTTGCCTTCGAATGGCACAGCTATAAAACAAACTCCGTTCGGTTTTAATACTCTTATCATCTCTCTGATAGCTTCTTTGTCATCCTCTACATGTTCTAATACATGAATACATATAATCACATCGAAACTATTTTCAACAAATTGTAATCTCTGAATATCAACTATTTCATCTTCACCCTCGGTAGTATCGACACTCTTATATTCACAATACTTATTGTTTTTAAGTGCGTTTTTTATTCCCTCATTAGGCGAAAAATGTAGCACACTAAATTCAGTCTTTTTTTCTTCTGATTTGTCTAAATTAGGCCTTATTATTTTATACAAAAATCTATGCCTACATAATGATTTACATTCCGGACATTGCTCTTTAGTTCTGCCTCTGAAATCAACGAAATCACCATCGAAACCGCATATATTACACTTGAAAGTCTTTTTCACATTTTCCATTATTTTCTCCTTTTCTATATTATATCATATCTCTTAATCTTCGGAATTCCTTTGCTGTCGCCTCTCGACTATACTCTATTCCCATGTGGCACTCTAAACACAGAAGCAGAACTTGATCGAAATCCCATAGTTTGTCTTTGTTCTTGCCCTTATACCAATTTCTTTTATGTCTATGTGCCGGAGTTAATCCCCAAGTCGAACCGCACATCTCGCAGTAAACTATTCCCCTATCTTCGAATTCTTCTTTTAATTGTTTCCAACCCATCAATACCAATTATGCTCTAACTTAAACAGATATGCGTTCTTAGGCGTTTTATATCTATTTTCGATATAATCTAGCCCCCAAGATATTTCTTTGTCTATATCGCCTCTTATGCTAGCAATCTTTTCGCATGGGTATGCCTGAAAAATTCCGCACGCCCTAGAAGTTGGATTAACCGCATTTATATCAAATCCACTTTCACTCTCTAATAAATTAAACAAATAATCAACATTATTATCGCCAAACCTATCAATGCAAGCGATAGATAATTTCTCTTTGATCGTTGGCTCTCTGTAAACGTCATTAATGTCGCAAACCTTCTCATAGCTCTGAAGCTTCCAACCCAATAGCCGATCAGAAACATCATCGTAAGCCACAACATTTTTGTCTTTTGTTAAATAATATTTGTTCTTGTAATATTCTCTTTCCCCATTGTCCGAAGCCGACACTATCCCGATAAATAAAAACTCTATAATCGTCACAAACGCTAATAACTTTTTCATAAATACAACTTAATAATCTAAATAAGTGTGTATTCATATATTTTCTCCTGTTTTAGTTTATATCGTGGGCTTTGTTACGTAAACGCTTTTTGTCCCACATATGTCCGCTTCTTCCGACTCGGATTTGCGGAAAGGCGTGACTTATAACACTTGATTATAAGTTCGTTTCTTTATTATATCCACTAATGTAGAGAGGCAACTGGTTTCAACGTTGCGACAAATTGGCGGCTCGAACGCCCACTTGGCCTCCTGCTTCGTATCAGGCTACCACGCCACTCTCTACATACTAGATATAAAGTTGTTAATGTGTGAAATTATCATAATGAAAATGTAATGGAAACAAATGCAAGTTCCAGCTTCCGTGTTTTCTTTTAACGAAACACCATCTCTTGACCAGAAAAGGACTACTAAGCTGTAATCTAATATAAAGTTTCCCTATTGTCCATTCTTTGTCTTTCATACTTTCTCCTTAATGTGTGAAATTCTTACGAATTTCTAATCACAGCTTTTAAGCTTTTCTAGCAACTCTTTTGACATTTTATAGTGTTGGTCTTTTCTTCCAAAATAACTTCCTTCGCTAATGTGCGTTTCTAATAAGTGAGCCAACAATTCGTATTCTGTTTTTCTTATATCAAGTTTCATGCTTTCTCCTTTAATGTTTATATACATTGGTTGGGGAGGAGCAGACTTGCCCCTCCCCCTGTCAGTAGGCGGTTGGTAGCCTAGTTTACGACTCATCGGCTACGAGTTCGCCTAACATCTGTTCAGTTCGATTCCGTTCTCTAGCAGATGTATGTCTGCTTTGACAGTTTCGTTGTGCCATTTTCTGGCATCTTCATCTGATTCGAAAAGTGCGACTACGTGTCGCTTGATGTGTCCACACTTAGTGGCGAAGTAGTGATACTTCCCCTGTGCGTAGTAGAGATTGAACCCCCACTCGCCATCGGCGTATCCCTGAATAAACTTCATTATGCATCCCCCAGTTCAGCAAGGATATTTCTGACCTTTGAAAGTGCCTCGCCCCAGCTTGATACGCTGGCGGTTGATAACATTCTCAACGTGTCTGAGACGCTGACGAGATAGTTTCCGTTCTTTCCTTCTTCTTCGGACACCATCACGCCTATCTGCCTTATGCTCTCTCCGTGGCGTATTCTTACACCGAGGGAGAGACCTTTCTCGGTATTCATCTCGCACCTCCAATACCTTGTAATAAGGTGGATTTCCGTTCTTGTCGAGGATATGAGAAATATGCTCACAAACCCGACATCTTCCTACGGCGTTCTCTCTGTCTGACTTGCCTCCTTTGGAGCGTGGTCTTACGTGGTGGAGTATTCTGTCTTTCTCTGGAATAAACTCACCACATACTGCACAACATCCGCTCTGCTCTGCCCATACCCGTTCTCGCAAGCCTTTTGACCATCTCGTTCGAATCAACTCCTTTTCAAGGTTCTATATATATTATATCACTTAAATAATCTAGTTTGGGTAGCCTTTTTCTCAATATCGATACTACAGATCAATTCTCCATCTACTACTCTGTTCCACTTATCCACAGGCAACATCTGTTGTGGTTGAAATTTACCTTTTATGTTTACATTTACAGATCGTGGATATTTATATCCAGCTCTTAAAAAATAATCAAATCCGACAAACATATAATTTTTAGAATCTATCACTAATTTTATTTGACTGCATTTTCTCTTAGCCAGTTTTTCTATTAATCCATAATCGATACCATACGCCTTGCCTTTTTGAAACTTATGTATCGACTCTATTTTCTTTTCATACACTCCGTCTTTCTTTAGCATTCCAATGTATTTTTTATATCCTTTAATTGTAATTATGTAATACATCCTGCCACCATACGAATAATCTTCATATATTTCATTTTTCATTACACCTCGCAATCTTCTTTGCCATAGAAAACAGTCGGCATTTCAAAGTGTCCCTCTGGTTTGCTTAGAAACTTAATTTTCTTTCCACAAATAACACACTCATATTCGTCATCACAACAAAATCCCTTTCCAAGTTCTCCTACTCCGCAACCACCACCAGTATGCTTAAAAATGTGGTGATATCCTGTTTTGCCTTTTTTCATCTCAACTCTTTCCAATGAGTCTAGAAACGTATATCCATTAACAGTTTTTTTGAACTCATCACGTCTTGATTCAACTATTTTCATCACTTTCTCCCTTTCTTCTTTTCTTGCTTGGTCTAGTTTTTTTCTGATAAAAGGAAAAACTGTATCATCTAAATAGTCCTGTCCATCTTTGCCAATAAAAGCTAATATATTAAATATCTTTGCTCTAGCTTCGTCTTCCCATTTCTTTGGTTTCATTTATTCTCCTTATTAGTGAGTGTTGACAACTGAAGTTCTATTAATGCATTCATGCTTTCAAATATTCCCAAGTTGATTGCTATCACATTGTCAGACAACGCCTTCTCTTTTATCACGTCTAAATTACTTATTGTCTGGTTGGTGACGAAGTGTAGCCCGAACAATGAAAAAAAGATTGATTCCCTCATGCCCTCTAACTCTTCTTTTCTTGCTTGGTTCAGTTCTTGGGAAAATGCTTTTTTATTCATTACAACAAAATCTAATCCACGCATTACCACATTTTCGCCTTGTTCGGCTCTAGCAATCATTTTGGTTAACATAATAGTTCTTGTGCCAGCATTTCTAGACTTATTAATCATTATTTTATCTTCCCATTTCTTTTTCATTTATCCTCCTTCTTTTTAGGTAGTTTTCCATATACTTCTCTATATACTTTTTTGCATTTATTACAAGCCAATAAAATGCCTTTTTCATTACTTGACATAAAAAGGATATCAGCACCACAGCATTTGCTTTTGGTAAAACACGATCTATAATAAACATTTTCTTCTTCCATATTTAACCTTTCTTTTTAGGTAATTCTTGGGAAACCTTAATTAGTTCAGAGTTCTCGTAGATATTTCCGATAACTTTAAAGACCGACGCATATTTGCCTCTAGGATTGATCTCATCATAGATAGACGAAACACTAACTAGCCTGCCCTCATAGTCATCTATATCTCTTAAAATAAATGAACCGTCTTTCCACTCGACCACACAATTATTGCTCCATTCATCATTTGGCTTTGCATAATCATCATCACGAAAGGTCTCTTGTTTAACTATGTCCCCCTCATATATCTCAACTCCGTTCTTGTCCTTGAGACCTGTGCATTGCATAAGAATATAGTCATCATTATTACCTAAATCGAATTTCCAATATTTCTTATTTTGTGATAAATCTACGATTCCAAGCATTTTCTTT